ATCTACACAAAAAAGATATAGACAAAAATGATAAAAACAGATAAATATTTGAGAATTAAATCTGGCGAAGCTAGTTTTCAACTGGTTGAAAGATTTGATGATGTAAAGAAAGCTGCCGACCCCAACGCACAAGGGGAAGTTGTAGAATGTAAAGTCTCAACAATTAAAATAGACTTTACCAAAGTAAAAAAGGAGAAAGATGGAAGAGTTAAAAACTCGCCTTCAAAAGTACAGGGATCTTCAACAGAAGAAACACGAAAAGTTCCTGGAAGCCAAGAGAAAAGTACATAAGTATCAAAAAGATTCTTATAGACTTATTTGGAAAATAGAGAAGGCAAAAGAAGAATTGATGAGAGCATAGCTCATTAGTTCACATTGATAAAAAAAACAAAAAAAACTGTAGGGGATTTATGTCTTTAATTAATCAAGAGTTTCAAAAACATATAAAAAAAATAAACAACAACGAATTCATTTACAAACATAAGATTGCTTTTTATTTATTATCAGATCAACAACTAAAACTTTATGAAGAAGGATTTAAAGTTGGGTTTGAATTAGCGCAACAAAAGATGTCAAATCATATTACAGAAATCAAACAGACACACATAGTACCTATCAGTACAGAAAAAAAAATTATTGGTTATCAATTTAGGAAACCTAGAAAAGCAGAGATAGACTCTGTGATTAATAAGGTTTGTATTAAATATGAAGTAAGTAAGAAAGAATTATTTACCAAGACTAGAACTACAGATATTGTTAGAGCTAGAAACATTATTCATAATATACTCAATGAAAAATATAAAATGAGTTTGTCTCATATAGGTAGAATTTTTGGACAAGATCATACTACAGTTTTACATTCAATAGAAATGAAGCTGCACAAAAGAAGATTCTGGAATGATGAGCAAACTATTTGGCAAGAGTTTAAAGAACTTACTTCTTAAATCCTGACTTCATATTTTTATAAGCCTTTGAAGATATAGTAGATTTTTTTTTTGATCTACTTGTACCAGCTTTTTTTCTTTTGTTTATATTATAATACAAACCTTTTTTAGCTGTCTTACCAGACTTTGTTTTGTGATAACCTTTTTTCATTAGTCTCCTTTTTAAAATTTATATATTTATCAAAGCACAATTCATCTCTACCATTATGGCAAAAGTGTTTGTGTTCTGCATTTATAATCCATCCACCCATGGTATTCAATAGTTCTTTTTTACACCATGTGCAATATCCACAGATGAACTCTCTGTATTTACTTTTGTTCCAAGTTTTTTTTCTTACCACACTTACACTTTTTGTTTTCTCTTTTACTAAAATTAGTAAAGTCCATAGTTAAAACATCATTTATTTTTTGGTTAAGACTATCTATCCAACCAATAAATTTATATATAATTTTATCTACCATTTTTTACAACTCCAATATCTTGCAGTAAATTTATCTGTTGCTGTAGCACATTTATGTCTAGCTCTAAATGATTTTCTTCTTGCAGGATTTGATTTTTTTATTGTCATGTTAGCATCTCCATAACGTATGATTTTTGATTTACCACCTTTACACGCTTTGACTACAAACTTTTTACCACCTTGAACCTGTCGTCTAGGTTTGTTGCATTTCATTTTTGATTTATCTATAGCCATTATTCTAGTATAAGTGATTTGATAGATTTTTCACCCATATAAATTTCTGTTTCTGCAAGTGATTTTATACATTGATATTCTATATTTGATCCAGTATTGCTACGAGAAGCAATCCTCTTACCCTTCAAACATTCAGACATAGAGTCTTGTATTCTATGCTCCTTAATTTCTCCATTAACTATTAATAAAAGTGCTATTACAATTTCTTGCATTAGTGCGTACCATTAGTATATTTCATTTCTCTACTTGCATCTTTTAATTTTTCAATATCATTTAATGCTTTTTCTAATTGTTTCTCAATATGTTCAAGCATTACTTGATTGTGAATATTTTTATCTAATAACTCTTGATGCTTTTCTATTGTTTCGTACAAATCTTCAAGTAATAAAAATTGTTCTTTATCTACTGTTGTCTGTTCACTCGCCTTGAGTAAATCACTATTCATTAATTCTCTTGATGTTTCAAGACTTTGTATGCGTGAAGTCAATTCTGTAAAAGCAAAAATTCCTGCTGATACAGCTACAATAATACCAATCATATTTTTTATTGGCATTGCAACAGATGTATTCTCACTTACTTTCATTACATTCCACCTCTGTTCTTACGTTTGTAAGATCGTTTCTTATGTTTATTCATACTACTCATCTTTACTCTACCACCACCAATGCTAGTTCTTTTTGGTATTCTTTCGTGAGGTATTTTTTCTACGTTGAATTTTTTTCTTGCCATATCCTTGTTGCGATAAGTGTGTTACCTTTTTACTGTATTGTTGTACGAATATTTTTTTAACCATATTTCTTTCTGTGTTAATCCTTGTTCATCTTTCTTTTGTTTTAATTTAGGATCAATATCAGAAACATTTATAGTCTCTACTAAAGCATATCTATATATTCTTTCTGATCCATCATTCCATTGAAAATGCAAAAGATGTTTGGGTTGATTATAATTTTTCATCAAAGCAATATCAAAAGCAGCTAGTGTCATTTCTTTCTCATTATATCTGCACCTTTAAGTCCATAAATTGCTGAAACTACGCCAATAAAAATTGCTTGATACCAATATGGAAGATTCTTAAAATACTCAAAAAATAAATCTATCCTATCACGAATCGTAGGATCGTCAGAGAAACAAGACCAAGCCAGTAACAAAATAGGAAGGGATACAAGAACGAGGACAAACTCATCTTTCCAACCATTATCATTGCTCTCAATAACTTTCGCTTTATATTCAATTTCGCCTTTCGCCATTTGCTCTGCATGGTGCATTTGAGCATCTGACATCAACTGTTTAGTTCGTTGCTTGTTCTGATATAATTTAGCTCCTGTTTTTACACCCAATGATAATAAATTCAACCACATTATCCTGCTACCTTTCCATCTTTCCACTTCATATCTGGCAGACCATTGTCATACTTCTTACCATCATAGGTTAAGACTTGCTTTCTATTTGATCCTGATTCGTTGTAAGATACATGAACCCAACCACCAGCAGGATCATCTGGATTGTAAAACTCTAATATTAATTGATCAAAGTCTACATTGTTTTGAATCCAATATGCAGTTTGAATATTAGGTATACCAGCGATCTCAAAATCTACTGCTTGACCCTTTGCGTGTTGTGAAGTTTTCTTTGAACCAATAGCTTCGCATAATGCTTCTGATCTATAACCTGATGTAATAGTTATAGGTTTTTCAAACTTAGCTCTGACAGGTTCTAATATTTCATAACAAACATTCTCTAGGTTTTTAATATCACCAGCTCCAGGTGTATTGTCTATACCTTTACGAGTTGCTGTCATTGACTTTGTAAATTCTTCTAGTTTAAAATGTTTAGATAGTTGCATAGATTATTTTTACCTTTAGTTTTTTTTGTTCCATAGTTGTTTGGCGGTTAATAAGAGATCCTTTAGTGTTTCTCTTATAAC